CTTCAAGAGCACACGAACCAGAGGCAATTGCAGTTCTTGAGACAGAATCGAATAGACACCACCAAGCGTATCTTCCAGTTCTGACGCAACGTATCGAATCTCTTCGGCGGTCACACGTTCACCTGTTCGTTGTACCGCAGAGTTCAACATAAAGGCATACGATAAGCGTGCTTCTATTTGGTCACTCACAGCTTTCGCTACGGTAAAGTCAGCTTGCTTCTCCAGTTGCAGGAAGTCAATGTCTTCTCGACGACCGGGAACGAAGTCACCAGTCTGAGCTTTGGTTAATCTACGGGGCTGCGTGATGCCAGCCGGGTTCACCAGACCGATGACCTTCGCACTAATCATGCTCATCTTAACGATAGCCTCTTGGAGATTCTCAAGAGACCTTAAGTCACCTAAGTATTCTTCACAGTAGGAGCGACCGTAAGACTCGCCATCAATGCGAACCATGCGAACCGGAATGTAGGGCATAGCGTCAGTAGGATAGGTGGCATCGGAGCCATCAATCTCAACGTCCTCTACTTCCTCGTACTTGAGGTAATCGCCGGACTCTTCATCGAGATACACATGGGTGTACACATCGACCATTTCGTCCATCTTCTTCTCACCACCAGCTTTCTCTACCGCAGACCGAACGTCTTCCGGGAGAGCACCAAAGGCTATCTGGTCACGAGTGACAATCTGTAACACATTGCCGTATGCGTCTCTTTGGACAACATAAGAAGACAATCGGTACAGCTTCATCGGATTGTAGCTGCCTTCTGGTTCCGGTAAGTAAAGCAGTGCGTTGCCTGCCACGATCAACTGCTTGAGGCACTCAAAGAGTGTCACACGGTAGCTGTTGGATTCGATATAATTCATGATAATACGCTCAACCATAGACAGACCTTCGTCCACCTTAGCGAGTCCATCAGGGTCTCCAACAAGCTGCTTCGCCTCATATTCACTAATGGTCAGCTTCATCCACGACTGCATCGGGAATAGTGCCAGCATTAATTTAGAGGCCAGATTGTTAAGACCCCGCGCACCTACAGCCTGCCACGGAGTCGTGTAGTCGGTAGATTCGTTATCGGACTCCTTCGGGAACAAGGACGGAATGGTGTATTGCGCACAGTTTTCCGCACGAGTCTCGTAGGCTCTACGGTCGTTCGTTAGGCGGTCATAGGTAGCTTTAGCACCGTCTTCGCCCAATCCTGTACGTTTTGAATCAGCCATTCAGTCCTCCTTAGATGTTGATGCCACCGCCGGAGCTACGGGCTACACTCAGAGACTTCTTACCGCCTGCGCGTGCTTTCTTACGTGCGCTTTCGGTTTGCGCTTCATCCTCACCCTCAGCCTTATCCTGTTCCGGCACATCTACAACCTGTGCTGGTGGCGGTGCAGCGACTACTGGTACAGGAGCCTCTTGTTGGATAATCTCCTGCTTACCTGCACCCAGCGCTCCTCTAACAACCTTACCAACTTCCTTACCTGCCTTCTCGACTGGTCTGGTAACTTCCTTCACGACTTTCTTAACGGCCTTCTTGATTTTCTTGAAGAATCCCATGATGTTTCTCCCTATGCTATGACTCAGTTACCCAAACGCCTTGGAGCGAATGGAGGATTTACTCTTGTTCTTGGCTGCGCTGTCATCCAGCTTTACCTTGAGACTGCTCTTACCGCTGCTCGGTGAGGTTGGCACCTCAGAGGAAGACACGCTGGTGTCCTCATCGTCATCGCCTCCCCATACCACAGATTTCGGTGGCTCAGTCAAAGGTGCTGGTTCGGCAGCGCGAATCTGGTTAGTGTCCATCTTAGGGACTTTCACCTTCGGTTTCCAGCACATATAATTACTCCTGTCTCAGTTGCTCTTTACGCACCTCAATCTCATCAAGTGTTCGAGAGGCAAGGTACAGACCATGCATCACACCAGCAATGAAAGACTCAGAGTAACCCGCAGCGCGGAGCGCACGGTACTCCCCGGACTCCATCACATAGGCCTGATTGAAGCGCACCTGTAGATACTCTTTAGCTGCACGAGGCATACTAGGAATATCATCGGGATGAGTTAAAACATGATTAATTGGTTGTAACATAATTTCACCTCTTAAGGTTAAGTCTTAAAGTAATAATCATAAAGGCTCCCTCTTCCCTTTAGTGAGGGTTAATACAGAGAGCCTTGAGTTTATCACTTAATCTCGGAGTCTCGCTTCACGTCTCGGACTATGAGAGCGAACATCCAGAGACCTCGCGCCAGCATACCTACCAGCACAGCGATGGTAATCAGCTTCGCGGCGTCCATAAGTAAATCTCCTTGTCAATGTAATTGTATTCCTCGAAGCGAAGAATGCGAGCCATCTGGCCTTGCTTGATGATTTCCTGCTCGGTCATCCCAGCTTTGGCACCAATGGATTTAATGCAGTCCCACAGCGTCTCAGTCGCATCAGGAGCACGCTTCACCCACTTGGTTACTGTCTGCCCCTTGTTCTTACCAGACTTCAACACGGACTCTACAGGCTCCACAATGAACGGGTCATTCAGGAAACCTTCTGCCGTATCGCCCCAGCCGGGAATCCCGGAGTAGCCATCAGTCATATCACCCTTGATGGTCTGGAAGAGATGCCACCAATCAGCGGTCTCTTTGGTCTGCGTCAAGATGTTACCAGTGGTACACCACAGGAAGTCAATGTCCGGGATAGTCTTGAAGTCCTTATCACAGGAGACCAACACAGCTTTCTTGAAGCCGAAGGCCTCGTGACCAGACCCAATGATGCCCATAACGTCATCACCTTCCAGCATGTCCTCTTTGATGTGAATGAACTCATCGCGCTCCCACAGCTTCGACAGGAAGTCACGGTAGCCCACAGGCTTACGGGTCGCCTTACGGTTCTCCTTATAGGTCTCATCAACCAGTACCTTACGCCAGTTCACATCGTCGGTAAACGCCAGAACAACCATAGCGTCACTCCAAGCCTTCTTACGGGTTCGGTACGATTCGATTGCAGAATCGAGAATGCTCCGTGCCTTGGCGTGGTCACACTCAAGAGTCCAAATGTCGTCTCCCCAATCCGTCTCAACTTCGGCAGCAGCCATTGACTGATATACCAACCAGTCACCATCCATGACCAGCACTCCCTTCTCCACAGGCTTACCTTCACGCATCTCCGCGAAGTCTTTCAATGTGATTAGGCTCATTCGTCATCCTCCCCGTAAACCATTTCGACTGCATCAGAGTATCCGTCCCAATTATCCACACCACACGCCTTAAGCGCATTCAGGAACTCTAGGTCTTTCTCCAGCTTATCAATGTATGCGCTAACATCGTTCCGCGCATCACGGGTCATCGTTACGGTGTCACTCTTAGGTATAATCATACGCAACCTCCCATTCGTTTCAGGAAGCGCACACCAGAGGCTGTGACCTCCCATGCTCCACCATTGCGACCGCCCACAGTCAAACAGCTAATGTGTCCACGAGAAGCGGCCTCAGCTACGAGAGCCGCATTGTTTCGCACATAGTTCGACTGAAAGGACTTAGGGCAACCTTTGATAGCTGCCAGAACTTTCAGGTATTCACTCATTTGAACACCTCGCGCACAGTTGCTGGTGAGAATCTCATCAGCTTCTGCTCGGTAGAGCTTAACTCACTGTGACCATCTCGGATAAACTCACGGAGACCTTGCTTGATACAGAACGCAGCAGCACCTTCCGGCCCGTGTGTCGGACCTTGAATAAGCAGTTCTTGTTTGAACGGATTCAGCTTCTCTCCAGCCCCGGCCTTCTTAGCTAGGTCTACCAGCAACTCGTTCAGATTCTTCTCGGATTCACTGTCAATCACAGCGGTAACGTCGAAGGTTACTTTAAAGTGTTTGGTCATTGCCATAATGTTTCTCCTACTGTTAGTGGCAGACGGCCCAATTTGGCCCCATCTTACCTTCGGTATCTAAACGACAACGGAAAGCCCAATGCTCTCCGACCCAACGCACAGCTTCCTGCGCGGTGTCAATAACAATCTGAGCTATGTGCTCTGTACGGCAGGCCACCTGAATCTCATCGTGAACCCAAGCCATGTACGCAAAGTCACCATCCCAGCCATGCTTCAAGCCTTTCTCAATGAGCATCTCTTCGGTCTTGATAATCCACAGCTTACAAATCAGAGCACCAGCAGACTGCAACAATGTGTTGAGCGCTGCGTGTGGAGACCTGACGTGAACCTTGCGACCATCCAGACCTTTAATCCAACGGCGCTTCCATTGTACTTTCTGCTCACCGCCAATCCAAGCGGAAGACTTAACGAGAGATTGTTGGATAGCTTCTCGTAGCGCTGCAATCGCCGGGGTGTTCTCTAAGAATTTCTTCTTGAGTTCCTTCCCGCGCTCCTTCCCGGCACCAACAATCTGACCAATCTTCTCATCTCCGGCTCCGTAAAGGAACCCGTAAATGAATGTCTTGGCGTTGTCGCGCGTTGGGAGTTCCGCAGCGTTCTGGTTCTTGGTGTGAATGTCACCGTTGAGAATCTCATTCGCATACTCTCCGTTGTCGAAGCGAGCCATGAAGTGTGCCAGACAGCGCAACTCTAAGCCACTGGCGTCTATCCCCGCTTGCACCCACGGCTTGCCAGTAATCCCATCCAAATGATGTTCAGCACCAAAAGCGCTACGACACTGCTCCCCGTAAGGAGAACGAACGCCGGGTACTTGTGCAAGGTTTGGGAAACTATGAGTAGCACGACCAGTAACTGCACCGTTAGGGTTAACGGCTCCATGAATCTTACCATCATCTTGAACATAACGTAACCACGCTTTGTCACCTTCTGCCGCCTGACCGATACGCTTCTGTATCATCAGGTACTCTTTAATCAAGTCAATGCACGCCTGCTTCTCAGGGTCATCCACTCGTACATGCTCCAAGACCTCATCGTCCACCACGGGCGCACCCTTCTCGGTGAACTTCTCAGGAACCCATCCGGCCTCCTGTAGTTTCTTCTGAATGTGGTCACGGCTACTTGGCTTGAACGTAACGAACTCGACCGGAGTATACGGAGCACCCTCCATGTAATCCCTCGTGTCCAAGTCGCAAGGTTCAAGACCTTCGCGCTGTGCCTTATTACGAGGCTTCTTGTACACGCCACCCTGTTTCGGATAGACCACGCGAGGATAACTCGGAAGTGGTTTGCCTGTCCGTGGGTGCTTGAAGAGTTCCTTACCACCTTTCGGTTGATACCACGAGCCAAACGTTTCGGTTAACTTTCGCAGAAGTTCGGCGCGTTTCGCTGCCAGTTCTACATAAAGTTCCTCAATTGCCTTGGTGTTGAACGGGAAGCCGTTACGCTCCTGCTTCGCTAAAAGCCACGCCGCACGATGTTCAATATCAACAGACTCTCCAGCTTCACGCCAGAATAAATCCGCATCGTACTTCGTGAAGTCCATACCAGCAGGGAAGTAGTGGAGGTCTGTAAGGAATTTCTCTAAGAGCTTGACAGTGACCACAACGTCTTGAATGTTATACGCCATCATCGGCTCGTTGAACGAAACCCACTCA